AGTCATCGTATAGTGGTATCTCTTGCTGGTACCCGTCGGTATCGTATACACCGTTTGCTAAGTTTTCAATGACTGTAAAAATAAGCTCAATTTCATCTAAGTCGCCATCAGCGGCAAACTGGTTAATAATATTTGTTATTAGTGTAAAGTTCTCAATGTGCGGTAATCCAGCAGCGGTACCAACACCATCGGTTATATAATATGTTCCGTTAATGCCCGAGCCTTGCCCCATTGTAGATTGGTAGTACTCTATTACATCTGCAGGTACTGGCTCTACTAAACTATCTAATTCACTTAGTCCTTGATTAGTTTCAAGCGACTGTGCTTGCTCGCCAATTGTCTTTGCATCTGAGTCGTGTACATTTTTAATTTGTTGTAGTGAAATAGCTAATGCATAATTAGACTTAGCTACTACCTCAGACATAATTGCGGTCATATCAGTTTTAAATGCTGCTACGTAAGGTGACAGGTCTGTGCCGACAAATATGTTTTCAAGTACACCGTTGTTCAACGATGTAAGTGTTGAGTAGCTACTCGGAAACATTTTAATAATATCAAATGTATCTGCTAGTGTTGTTAGCTCGGCTGTTTTAATTCCTAGTACAAGTAAAATACTTTCTAAGTCGTGTCCATTTACATTAGTAAATGCATTGTAACATTTCTTTTGCGTTTTTAATAGCATAGGCTTATCTGGATTGTCGATAAGTGCTTGTTGCATTGCAACAATATCTATACCTGCATCTTCTAATTCTGTTGCTATAGTAGTTAACAAGTTCGCTGAGCTAAGTTTACGCATTAACAGTTCAGGCGACCCGAACTTACTTAAATCACTAAAGTCGTATAAGTTACCTGTGTTAATTAAGTCCTGACCAAATGCTGTTGTAAATTTATTAACAGATGATATGTTACCTGTTATAAGTGCATCCATATCTGTGTATGTTTGCGCACCTAAGTCTGCACCATTCACCGCAGTGTTAATATATTCGTTTGCTGTTTGTGTAAACCCGTACACTGATAATAAGTGTCCAATGAATACACTGTTACTACCACTACCTAAAATATTAGTAGAATGATGATTAATAAAGTCACTGAAATATGTTGTACTAATACCCGAGCTAGTTGGTATAACGTTAGTTAACACTGGCATCGTATCATCTAAGATATGTGTCAGTGTGTTAACAAACGAAGCTGGGAATCCATTAGTACATGTAGTGATGTCCTCGTACCCACCTTCACCATCCGGCACTGAGTTTGTTGTGCAAACCGTAACGTTTGCAGCCACAAAAGTAACTATGTCAGTGAACGTTGTTAAGAATGGTATCGACGTGTATGCTGTAAATGCTGCTTGCATTTCGGAGTTAATTTCAAGTGCTGTATCTTCTGCTAAGCCTTGGCCGGCCATTAACATTAAAGGAGTTAGTGCCATGTTACGTACCTACAAAAACGCTTGATGCGCTTGTAACACGAGCATGACCGCAAGTGTCTACGTCGGTTGTATTAAGTACTGGCTTGCCTTCGACAAATACCGAACTGCTTCCACCTGTCGTTTGAGCGGAACAATGTGCTCCGCACCCTCGCGACCCACAGCACCCATGCGCCGACACACTATTGCCAGGAAGCATTACATTACTGCCTTCCGCAAAGACAGAAGACGCACCACCTTGTGCTACGCCGCCTGCTGCATTAATATCACCTTTTCGTACTACTTTAGCCATGTATATATTTAGCCTAATACAATCTGCTTTTCTGGCACTGTAATGCCCGTAATTGATTCTCTGTGTGCGTCTACTGAATCTTCGCGTGATGGACGTACCATTGCGACTGATGTTACTAAAATTGCACTTACTCCATCTACGTCTGCTGTTGCTGATGCAGGTGCTAAAAACGGACCGTCCTTGCCAGCTGCTACCATAAGTGGTGCTTCAATGTGGTAGTACTTGTCGTCTTCGCTTAACAACTTAGCTATTAGCTCTTGACCGTTGTTCATGTTAAATGTGTATACTTCGCCTGCTTTAATCTTCAATTTTCTTAATCCTTTCTAGTATTTCTTCTTTATTCATATTGTTAAGTCCTTCAAAACTACCATCAACTAGTAGTGATTCGTTTACATAGAATTGCGGTACTGTTCTATGTCCTTTATTAACAACAAATGTCCTTGCTTTATCATCTTCATCGATGCGTACTTCTGTGTACTCTATGTCGTAAAACTCTAAGAGTGTTTTTGCTTTTACACAATTAGGACATCCGTCCTTGCTGTATATTGTTATCATTTCAGTTGTCCTGCTGTTATTCCTGCTTCCCAATCTGCTAATCGAATTTTATCAACCATTGCAGCATATTCATCATTTGTGTATTTCTTACCTTTAACTTCTACGTAGTCTAGTGGCGCTGCATCTGGATATAACTTGTCAAAGTAAAATGACTTACGTACCATTCGTCGATCGCTACCAGCTTCAACATTAGTTGGACGCCTATGTATTGATATCTCTTGATCAAAATACATAACCTGACCATCTTGCCATTCGTGTTGGTAAATCCAACACGGATCATAAACTAGTTTAGACAAGTGTGCATATAGTTTCCAACTTTCAACTTCTGACATGCCAACAAATCCATCAAAGCTATATGCAGGGAATCTGATACCAGGACGACCACTTGCTGTTTCCGAATATAGTTTTGTTTGTTGTCCGTCTATAGCTACTGTGTTGAATCTTGCTATCTCTTGCTGAGCTAGTTGCGTACCGTATGCTATTCCTTCCGGGCGCCACTTATGTATAATTGAAAGTTCTTTAAGCTCTGATTGCATTGTTTCAGATAACTTTTCCCACATGTCAAATGTCTGTAAGAAATCAGTACGACTGTTAACCGAACCTGCTACGCTTGATAACCCTATTGTGCGTGGTGCTGCTGACATGCCTGCTTCTGCAGAATGCCAATCTAATTCGCCATCTGCAAACATACCTATTGGTTTACCGTGTTCATCTTTTTGATATGAAATTTCTGATGCACCAAGGCCAAACGCAATATCACTTTTCTTTGATACGTCGCGTAAATTTTCTAAGAAGTCATCCCAGTGTGGGCCTGCTAAACGACCGTCACCAACATACGCATGAATGAGACCCATGTACGGAGTTCCCCACATTTCTTGTATTTCAAAATGTTTCTTGCTGTCAATGCCACCACATGCATCTTGACCAATAAATACTGTTAATTGGTCTTCAACAATTTTGCCAACCTCTATCAGTTCTTCATCTGATGCTGTTGCGAAATTAATATCGTAAATCTCACAGCCAACGCTTCCATAGTATCCATTTTTAAGTGGTCGTGTTTTCATAAATCAAATCCTTTAAATGTTTCTTCATTCACATCTTGCTTGGTGCCGCCAACTATATAACTAGACAGTTGTACTTCTTGTGGTGCGACTTGTACATCACCACCTGCTATCCATTTTTGTGTCCATGGTAATGGGTTACTGCCGCCTTTATAAGGACAATCAATTCCTAAACTACCCATACGCTTATGTGCAATCCAATGGACATAATCCGTAAGTAGTTCTTTATTCAGGCCAATCATACTGCCGCCTTCAAATAAGAATTCAGCCCAATCAATTTCTTGATCAACTGCATCAATAAACATTTGACGTACTTCTTCTGCACATTCTTTTTTAATCTTAAGAAAGTCTTTGTCGTCAGTTGGCAATAACTTAAGCATAGTTTGTGTAAATGCTAAGTGTAAGTTTTCATCGCGGCAAATTAATTTAATAACTTTTGCGTTACCTTCCATTTGCTTAAGTTCTGCAAATGCCCAACTACATGCAAACGATACATAAAAGCGTATGCCTTCAAGTACGTTAACGCTGTTCATTGTTAACCAAATCTTTTTCTTAATATCATATTCGTCTACAACAACTTTCTTACCATTAACTGTATGCACACCTGTTCCGAGCATTTGATAAGCAATTACGGCTTCGTGTAATGCATCGTAATCTTTTGCTACGGCTTTACTACAATCAATAATTTCTTTAATGTCTAGCATTTCATCAAACACCACTGACGGGTCACTGTACACATTACGAATAATATGTGTGTAACTTCTACTATGCAGTGCTTCGTTTTCTGTCCACTTAGTTAACCAGTTTTCAAGTTCTGGTATACTTACAATCGGTAACAGTGTTAACGCTGGTGACCTACCTTGAACACTATCTAATAGTATTTGACGTTTTAAATTACTTGTAAAGATATGCTGCTCGGATTCAGACAACTCTTTAAAGTCTTTACTGTCACGACTTAGGTCAACTTCATTGGGTTGCCAAAAGAAACCCAGCTGCTTTTCAGTAAGCTTATCAATCTGCTTGTACTTTAAATCATCGTAGCGTTGTATGTCTACGTTACCATCTAAGAACATTTTGCGCTTAGTGGCCGGTTTTTTGTTTATATTAAATACACTCATATCGCACACGTCTCGCAAATTTCATCTGTATCTGTAACATCTATTTCTCCTTGTCCATCGTAAGTGTTTAAGTAGTAGAGGGTTTTGACGCCATATTTGTAAGCTACTAACATATCTTCTAACAATGTACTCATTGGTATTTGTTCATCTTCAAAGTGTTGTGGATTGTAAGAAGTGTTTGCACTAATCGTTTGATCAATGTACTTCTGTAATACAGCAACTATCTTTAAATACCCTTGTGGTGACTTCTGATCCCATAGTAATTCGTACTTGTTCTTTAAGCGTCTGTACTCAGGAATAACTTGTGTAAGCACTCCATCTTTACTTTGCTTAATAGAAACATAACTACGTGGTGGCTCAATACCGTTTGTTGCGTTTGCTATTTGGGCTGAAGTTTCAGCTGGCATAAGTGCCATTACAGTACTATTTCTAATACCTGTTTCTTTTAACTGTTTACGCAAGCCTTTCCAATCCATCTTGTTCTTGTGTTTAACAAGTTGATCAACTTCTTTCTTGTAAGTGTCAATTGGTAATATACCATCACTGTACTTTGTTTCGTCGTTGCCCGGACACGCGCCAAAGTCTTTAGCTAAGTCTGCACTTGCCTTGATTAAGTAATAAGACCAATGCTGTGCCCAGGTGTCAACAAGTTCTAATGCACTATCATCACTGTACTTCACATCGTGTTTAGCTAGCCAGTACGCAAAGTTAATTATGCCAATGCCTAAGGGTCTACGTTTTTCTGTTCCTAACTGTGCTGCAATTACAGGATAGTTTTGGTAACTAAGTAAAGCGTCAAGACCACGTACCGCAAGTGTGCATGCCTTTTCCATATCTTCTGGTTTCTTAAAGGAACCCCAGTTAATGGCACTAAGCGTACACAAAGCTATTTCACCTTCTTCATCTGCTATATGCTCTAACGGCTTTGTAGGCAACGTTATCTCTAAGCATAAGTTAGACATTTGAATTGGTGCAACATCTTCTTTAAAAGAACTATGTGTATTACAATGGTCAACGTTCATTAAGTAGATGCGGCCGGTATCTTTACGCTCCTGCATAAACTGTGTAAACAGTTCAATTGCTGGAACCTTCTTCTTACGTAACTTTGTGCTACGTTCAGCCGTTTCGTACAGCTCTTTAAATTTATCTTGATCGTTAAAGAAAGCATCGTACAGGCCAGGAACGTCACTTGGGCTAAACAATGTAATATCGCCACCAGTTATTAAACGTTCGTACATTAACTTATTAAACTGCACTGCGTAATCCATGTTACGCACTCTGTTTTCATCAATGCCTTTATTATTCTTAAGTACAAGTAAGTCTTCAACTTCTAAATGCCAGACTGGGTAATAAACTGTTGCTGAACCCTTGCGTATTCCGCCTTGACTGCAAGAGTTAACTGCACTTTCAAAGTACTTAAAGAATGGAATCATACCTGTGTGATATGCATCGCCACCACGTATAGGTGAACCCAATGCACGTATCTTACCTGCGTTAATTCCAATACCAGCACGTTGTGACACGTACTTAACAATAGATGATGCTGTTGCGTTAATGCTGTCTAAGCTATCGTCACTATCGATTAACACACATGAGCTAAACTGACGTTGCGATGTTCTGACACCTGCCATAACTGGCGTAGGTAAACTAAACTGATGTGTACTGATTGCGTTGTAGTATTCCTTAGCCCAATGCAGACGTACTTCATTTGGATAGTGTGCGAATAAAGATACTGCTATTAGAGCGTATGCAATCTGTGGTGTTTCATAAATTTGGTTAGTAACACGATTTTGTACTAGGTACTTGCCGCGCATTTGTTCCATTGCTGCATACGTTAAATGCTCATCGCGATCATGCTTAATGAAGTTATTAATTGTATCCCATTCCGCAGGACTATACGAGTCTAGTAGATGTTCATCATATAACCCGAGCTTAGTATTTTGCTTAACTAAGTCTCGAATGTGCCATGGATTGAATGATCCGTATACTTGCTTGCGTAAGTGATATGTTATCAGTCGTCCTGCTACGTATTGATAGTTGGATGTTTCTTCTGATATTAAATCAGCTGCTGACTTTATAAGTGTTTCTTGTATGTCAGTTGTTTTGATTT